ACGGTATTAATGCCAGCACTAGTACTCATTGTCGTGGAAGCAAAGTAAGCGAACTTAGATTTTATGAAATCAATGCTCAATTCATCATAATCAGTTTTGCCAATGCCAGTCATTTGTTCAAGCTGGTTGTCGGAATGCAATGACAACGGCATAGCCGGTACCATAGCATCTGAGCACGCATTATATGGCATAGGGTATTGAGCAACCCTAGTAATCGGGGACAAATCATCAGGAGCGCTCCATCCCCAAACTTTAGCGGATCTGGCCATAACATTGGCCATCCATGAGGTAGGTTTAGCGAAAGCAGACAATAATGGTATTTCACCCAATATTCCAACACTCCGCGAAACTTTAGAAAGAGCAGATTCAATAGGTCCTTTTCCAACACTCTTTCTTTCAACATCCGTTACATCTCCGCCAGCTTGGTACATAGCAACACCTGTCATTTCTACATCTTCAAGCCATATCCACAAGGAATATGAACACGTTAGAGCACCAGCTGCACTGGCAATTGGTGAATAGGGATAGAGAAAACTCTTCCCAATATCACCAATCTTATGACCAGTGAGCGAGCCAGGTATTGAATAACCTAAATTGTTGTTGACATAAGGAACTTTTAATGTCACTTCAGATTCCACACCAATCTCAAGCTCAGCATGAGGTAACTGTGTAATCTGGCATTTATCAGAACGGTGGATCCTGTTCCAGAAACTCTCGGTAGTAGACAGGTCCATACTACCACCAGAGTGAATATGTGCCAAAATATAACGTCCCTGTTGGAACGGTGTAGCATTAACCTGAAGCTTCATGCACACAGTTCCTCGCAAGAGCATCTTACCTAGACACTTATTATAAACCATTGAATTAGAAAAGAAAACATACAAAGGACTAAACTCAGCAAATGTGAGTGGCCCATCTGTACTAGTTAAGCTACCACTAGCAATGAGTTGTGGCCTCCCAAGATATTGCTCAAGGGAAGTTTCAACACCAGCAGAGGCAGAAACTTTAATCTGGTTGACAAGATCAGCAGGCGCCGCAATTTGTACGGTGCGAGACTCCCTGTCGGCGGAATCCTTGCCGGCATCTCCAAAAGAGGTGACACCGGACTTTTCAACTATTTCAACTAAACCGAGGTCGCTGCTAAGCGATATATTATTATTTGTAGCAGGTCTTAGTAACTGTCAGAGTCAACCCAAGCTCTGACAGGGTATACAAATTGGCACTTGGGAAAATTCCCTTTACAATGCCCTCAAGCACACTCAAAATCGCGCCAGTAGTGAGTGAGTAATCAGGAGGGCAGGGTTACAATTAGTAGAACTGTTCACGCTGCAAAACAAAAGTTTTGCAAACCTGATAAACAGTTCTGGGTGGAAC